TTTTTTATTTTTTGCAAACCCAACCAGCCATGCTATACAAAATCTATGGCAGTCTTTTCGCTCCCCTATGAGCCGCGCAAACTGGAAGCCACCGAGGCGCGGTTGGAAGCCATCTATCACGCCGCGCGTAATGGATTGCGTGGCGAGGCGCTGGCGCTCGCATCCGGCATGACGCCGACCGAATACCGCGCGCTGTGTGAGTTCGACCCGCTGGCGGCGCTGGCCGCGGAGAAGGGCCGGGCCGACGGCGAGATGGAGATGTCCAAGGTGCTGCATGACGCCGCCCGCGCCGGCGACGCCAAGGCGGCGCTGGATGTGCTGAAGCACGTCCACGGCTGGGTTGCCAAGCAAGCCGTGCAGGTCGAGGTCAACCAGACCATCTCCATCACCTCCGCACTGCAAGAGGCCCAGCGCCGCGTCATCGAGGGCGTGGCCGAGGCGGCGCACGTAATCGAACAGGCAGAAAATGCAGACCACACGGTATAGCGCCGACGACGAAATGGAACTGATGAGCCGGCTGTGGACGCCGGCCATCAAGGACGACCCGCTGAAGTTCGTGCTGTTCGTGTTCCCGTGGGGCCAACCGGGCACACCGCTGGAACACTTCGACGGCCCGCGCCGGTGGCAGCGCGAGGTGCTGCAACGCACCGCCGACCACGTGAAGCAGAACAACGGCAAAATCGACTTCGACACGCTTAGGATGGCGACGTCATCCGGCCGCGGGATCGGCAAGTCGGCGCTGGTCAGTTGGCTGGTCATCTGGATGCTGACCACGCGGATCGGCTCGACAACCATCGTGTCGGCCAACTCCGAGGCGCAGCTTCGGTCGATCACATGGGCGGAAATTACCAAGTGGCTCAGCATGGCGCTCAACAGCCACTGGTTCGAGGTCAGCGCCACGCGGCTGATGCCGGCCAAGTGGCTGACGGAACTGGTGGAGCGCGACCTCAAGATGGGCACCCGGTACTGGGGCGTCGAGGGCCGGCTGTGGTCGGCGGAGAACCCCGACGCCTACGCGGGGGTTCACAACTTCGCCGGGGTCATGCTGGTGTTCGACGAGGCCAGCGGTATCGACGACAGCATCTGGTCGGTCGCGGCGGGCTTCTTCACGGAGAACACGCCGCACCGCTTCTGGCTGGCGTTCAGCAACCCGCGACGCAACAGCGGCTACTTCTACGAATGCTTTCACTCCAAGCGCGACTTTTGGGACACCAAGATCGTGGACGCGCGCACGGTCGAGCATACGGACAAGCAGGTCTATCAGCAGATCATTGACGAGTACGGCCCCGACAGCACCCAGGCCCACGTCGAGGTGTACGGTCAGTTCCCCAACGCGTCCGACGACCAGTTCATCGGGGCATCCACTGTCGACGACGCCATGCGCCGGCCGCAGCACAAAGACCCGTCGGCGCCGATTATCATCGGCGTGGACCCGGCGCGGTTCGGGTCTGACAGCACGGTCATCGCCATCCGGCAGGGACGCGACATCGTGGCGATCAAGCGCCACAAGGGCGACGACACCATGACGGTGGTGGGGCACGTCATCGACGCCATCGAGACGTACAAGCCGGCGCTGGTGGTGATCGACGAGGGGGGCTTGGGCGCCGGCATCGTCGACCGGCTGAAAGAGCAGCGGTACAAGATCAAGGGGGTCAACTTCGGAAACAAGTCGAAGAACCCGCTGATGTGGGGCAACAAGCGGGCCGAGATGTGGGGCGAGATGCGGACCTGGCTGAAGGACGCGTCCATCCCGCTGGACCGTTACCTCAAGAACGACCTGACCGGGCCGATGATGAAACCGGACAGTAAAGGGACTATCTTCTTGGAAAGCAAGAAGGATATGAAGGCCCGCGGGCTGGCCTCGCCCGACGCGGCCGACGCCATCGCGGTGACGTTTGCGTTTCCTGTGGCGCATAGGGAATATGTTGCAACCGCGCCCAAACGCGGCTATACTGCGGGAGGTATAGCAACATCTTGGATGGGGGCGTAATGTTGACGCAAAATGAACTATCAGATTTATTTGAATACCGCGACGGCCGTTTATACAGCCGCGTATTTCGAGGTAAGATTACGCCGGGAACGTGCATAGGAAACCGGCGTAAAGACGGGTATTTTCATGCTGAAATAAACAAACGAAAATACTTGTTACACCGGCTTATTTTTACATTAAAGCACGGCTACACCCCGGTTTTTATAGACCACATAAACGGGGACAGATCAGACAACCGAATTGAAAATTTGCGCGATGTTACCCGTGGGCAAAATAACCGTAACGCTAAACGACGCAAAAACAGCAGATCGGGCGTAAAAGGGGTTTCTTGGTACGCTAAAGACCGCAAATGGGTTGTCCGTCTGTACATAGACGGAAAAAATAAGTATTTTGGGTCTTTTGATTTACTTGAAGACGCCGAAAAACACGTGCAACAAATTCGTGAGCAGTTACACGGGCCATACGCACGACATTGTTGACAGGGCACCGCGCAGGGCCTATGCTCCGGGCGGAATTTCAAACTCTTGGATGGGGGCGTAACCATGGCCTACACGAAACCAATCGGCGTAGCGTTCACCGATCAGGACATCAGCGGCGCGAACATTATCTTGACCGATGAGCAGCTTGGCTACACCGCCGAGGGTCAGGGCACGGTAACGCAGGCGACCAGCAAGTCGACCGCGGTGACGCTGAACAAGCCCGCCGGCCAGATCACGATGAACAACGCGGCGCTGGGCGCTACGACTAACGTGACGTTTACGCTGAACAACACCTTCATCAGCACCAACGACATCCTCATCCTGAACGTAGCCGCCGGCGCTACCGCGGGCGCGTACAACTGCTGGGTGTCTGGCCTAAGCGCCGGGGCTGCGTCCATTACGGTGCGGAACATCAGCGCCGGGTCGCTGTCTGAAGCGGTCGTGATCAACTACGCGCTGATCCACTGCGTCTAACACTCTCACCGGCACAGCGGGGACGCGATGGCCAAGAAAAGTGTTTCGCTGGCCGTAGGCCGAGGCGAGAAGCTACCGACCGATAAGGGCGCGGGCCTGACCGCCAAGGGCCGCGCTAAGTACAATCGTGAGACAGGCTCCAACCTAAAGCCTCCGGCCCCCAGCCCCAAGACCGAGGCGGACAAGGGGCGTAAAAAATCCTTTTGCGCTCGTATGGCGGGTGTGGTAGCCAAGTCGGAGAACGCCGACAGGGCGAAGGCCAGCATGAGAAGGTGGAAGTGCTAATGAAAACTTGTTTTCGCTGCAAAGAAACCAAGTCGTTTACGCTGTTCTTTCGTCACAATCAGACGCAAGACGGCTATCATAGCTGGTGCAAAGTTTGCTGTACGGAAGGTAACGAAAAGTCGCGTAAGAAGCAGAACTCCACGATTGAAGGCCGCGCCAAGATTTTTCTCCGCAACGCACGCAAAAGCGCCGAAAAGCGGGGCCAAGAATTTTCGCTTACTGTTGACGATGTTGTAGAATGCTGGCGCCGTCAATTAGGTGTTTGCGCGTATAGCGGCCGCGACATGACTTTGGACGCCGCTTGCTTAAATACCGTTTCTATTGAACGCATAGACAGCGGTGTAGGCTATACGCCAACTAACACGGTGCTGGTTTGCCAAGCAATAAACCGCATGAAATCGGATTTTGGCTTTGAAGATTTTTACAATTTATGCCGTGACGTGGCGGATTTTTTAGGCGACAGTAAGCTTAATCTTGCGGTAGGAACCTACAAATGAAAAAGCCAGGAAGCCCCGGATTGTATGCTGCAATTCACGCCAAGAAGGCCCGCATTGCGGCCGGGTCTGGCGAGAAGATGCGTAAGGTCGGCTCCAAGGGCGCGCCCACCGCTGCGGCGTTCCGTGCGTCTGCCAAGACGGCCAAGCCAGCCAAGAAGGGCAAGTGACATGCCGTTGGTGAAGTCCACCTCCAAAGACGCCTTCCGCAAGAACGTGAAGGCCGAAATTGCTGCCGGCAAGCCGGCAAAACAGGCTGTAGCCATCGCGTACGCAACCAAGCGCGCAGC